GTTAAATGTTGTAAACAGTTCACGGTGCTGCACTCTGATACCATCTTTGATGGGTGTGGTGCGTGCTCTCGAACTAACTGTTTTGCGACTTGTCGCTGCTGGTGCGCGCGTATCGCGCCCGCGTCGATTCTTGTTACTCATTTTGCCGTGATTAATAGTCAATGTATCAATCAAGGCTGGAACAGGTTCTTCCTTGGTCCGTACAGTGCGCCGGACTGGTAGGTTGTCAACGTGAATTTTAACATTCCCGTACTTCCTACGCCTCGTCTTTCCGGCGCGTGATAGTGGAATTTTCTTGTGGGAGTTCGATCGTTCCAACTCGTCATATGCTTTCATTGCAAGCAAGACGTCCTCTTGAACTTTCTTCTCATACCACTTGTCGATTACTGGATCCGTTTGGATCTCGCGAAAGCTCTTCTTCGGTCGTTTACCTTGGGATTTCCCCTCAGCAACCTTACCGGTAATTAGAGCCTTCAGCTGCTCGTACGCTGTTGTACGTGCTGGGTTCATTTGATTGCCGTACTTCACACCTATAGCAGAAGCAGATCTGAACAACCCTTTACCGTAGTTGTCCTCGTAAAATGTTTGATCCGCCCTGTCAAGGTCGGCGTTTGTCTTTCCTTTAGCGTAAGCTGAGTCGTGTTTTTGACACGTCTTGTCAAACTCGTCAATGGGTTTAGTTTTACCTTCTGCGACTGAACTTTGCCACTTGCCGTCGCTCCAACCTGGCCCACAGTAATTACCGTGAAGCCTAAAACTCATTAAAATTGAATTCCTCAGTAAATTGTTCTGAAAAATTCATTTCAACGGATCTTATCTCGGTTTCGATAGCAAGTTGCTCATCAGGGTTCACACCGAATGCTTTAAAAAAGCTGAATCGATGCTCGCTGGTGATTGGTTCATTACTCCAATCAACGTTTTTACTCCAATACATGCGCATACCAGTCCGAAAGACATTATCGTTGTCTATTTTCGCACTGTATATCCCATGTTCTAAGTATTTCCGGTATAACTCTCCTAGTATTGGCACATTGCCGTACGTCTTAATCCCGCACTCACCAACACTATACATCCATTTCTTTAGGCCTTTCACATTTTGGAATGGTTTAATGCACATTGAATCCTTATTCATAACTGTTTTCCAGTTACGAACCATGACCCAACTTTTACCATTAAATATCGGATGCATTTGACAAAATTCAATCTCTTCAATCGTGTCAACTGGTGTTTCCACTTCCATCCGGAAACCAAGTTCCTTAAAGAAACTTGGTACTCCATCCAATTTGTGTAAGTCTTTCTTCTCACATATTACACCAAAATCATCACCATTATTATACACTTCACAGCGGACTCCGCA